ATAGTCAAGAAGGACTAGAGAATTACTGGAAGCAAAACGGACAAGATATTAAACTTGAGGAACTAATGATCCTTGACGAATATGTTGGCAGACTACCACCCCAAGCATACGTACAGCAATGACTGAGCAACAACCAGTTCAGATGAAATTCTATGACCACATCGGTATTGCCGAAGGTCTAGTGACTCAAGAGTTTTGTAACATCCTCATCAAAGCATTTGATTATTGGCATGGACTAAAGTATATCAAAGAAGATTGTTATGATCGCGGAGATTACAGTCTAGAATCTTTTGGAGATGGCGAGACACAGTTCTCCAATGGTTTGATGGGTCGTAAAGACAACGGCATCTATCTTGAGGTGTCTGATCCTGGTCTCGCAGCACAGGTTAATCAAGCTCTTGGACAAGCGTTTGAGATGTACGCTAAGGAGTATCAAGGCATCATTGATTCTGCTGATCCAGTCTCTTCTTGGACTTGTAAACTTCAGAAGACTGAACCTGGTGGTGGATACCATGTGTGGCATTGTGAGAATGGATCCTTCATGTATCGTGACCGTGTGTTGACATGGATGATCTATTTGAATGACATCCCACCTGAAGATGGTGGTGGAACCGACTTCCTTTATCAGAAAAAGACCTTCCATCCAACGCGAGGAACGGTTGTTCTATGGCCTGCTTGCTATACTCACATGCATCGCGGTGCTTTCTTGACCGGTGAGAAAGATAAGTATATTTGTACTGGATGGTTTAGCAGAGAACCAGGTCAAGTGTCTAATAAGATTATTGGACAAGCTCTGGGTGAAGTTAGCGATGAGGTTAAGTTGAACAATCGTGATTGATGATTATATTCACAACAATTACTAACGCATACGATACTATTCCGGATCACCACTACGATCCGGATGTAAAGTATGTGCTTTTTTATGACAAACCTATTGAGCAGAGGGGACCTTGGGAGTTCATAAAGATCTCTGAGGAGGGTGATCCGGTATTAAAAGCATATCGTATCAGGTGTTTATCTCACTTGTGGTTTGACGAACCTCATGTGTGGGTAGATGCCTGTTATCATATGGACGAGACATTTGCTGACAGATCACGCGATATTCTGCAAAATGAGATAACTCTACAGAGGCACCCTCAACCACGTACACTTTTAGGTGAGTTTATCAAACTACATCGATATGGTTTTGTGCCACCAGAGCGTCTTTATAGGTGTGCTGAGGATATCATGTCTGTTGGATATAAACCGACGATGTGGGACCACACTATCAACTCATGTATATGGAGACATAACACGCCAGCAGTGGTGGATTGGAACGTAGAATATTGGAGGTGGTATAAGAACTATAAACTTTATCACGGATGCCAAATCACCAGTGCGATCGCCGAACACCTTGTCTTTGGTAAGAATGTTCCTAGAGTTAGCATTCAATTTAATATGGAGAGAAGCACTCGCTCCAAAGTTTACTCATCCAGTTATACATTGGATGAAAATACTGATGAGACTGTATCTGGTAAGTTAGCAGATATTTTTGGGACGAGTATAAGAATAGAAAGAACTTCTGAGAATAGTCCTCTAGTTACATTAGATACCATTAAGGACAGTGTTGATGATCTCATTGTTTACTCATGTATCACTGATGGGTATGATGAAATCTGTGCTGACAATGAGTATGATCCTGATGTTACTTACGTGATGTTTCATGATGGTACAGTTGATATACCAGAACCTTGGATTGCCATGGATGTGAGACAGTTTTGTGATGTAGATTGTCCTAGATTGCTGTCATTTTTTCCTAAAGCAAATCCACATCTATTTTTTCCTGACAAATCTAACACTGTATGGGTTGATGGGTGTTACAAACTAACCTTAGAGTTTGTTGAGCAGGCAAAGAAAATGTTTCCACATACTCTCGTTAGGCATCCGATGAATTTCAATTTCTATGATGAGATGATTGAGGGTTACGAGAATGATTATTTTTCGTATAAGGATGGCATCAATATGTGCACTCACTTAAAGAGTCTTGGATACAAACCAGGATCTTATCGCAGAATACAAAGCGTGGTTGTGTACAGAAGGATGTCAGAAAGAATGACAAAGTTTAATGAGTTGTGGTGGCAGTATGGTAATATTGGTAACCCTAGAGACAACATCGCTCATGATGTGGCATTGAAGTTCTCCGGTTTAGATCCAGACTTTATAGAAGACAGACAAAAAACTTGTCTACAACTGGGTAGAGACTATAAATACGGTAGACTCAAAACCCACCCAACCGTAGAGCATAATGAAAGAGGTGTAGAAAATTTTTATACTGATATTAAAAATATATTCTTATGATTTTTTATACTGTCAATATTAATAATTACATTTCTAATTTAAATGCACCAGACTGGGTTGAGGTAATCACTGATGTTGAGGAGTCTACAGGAGACCCGGTACGTGACAGTAGGATACCTAAAATTAGGTGCCCATTCTCAGGTCCGTCAGTATACATTGATGCTAGTAGAGTTCATCTTGTTAATGATAAATTTAAGGATATATCTACTAAAATATTAGACGAACACGATCTATTTGTCTTACAGCATCCACACAGTCACACATATCTTGAAGAGTGTGCTGAATATGTATATCGTGGTTGGGTTAGTGAAGAAGATATCCTGTCCTTCACAAATTATGTCAAAGGTAGATATGATTTCTCAAAACACTATGCAGCGATGGGAACAATCTTATGGCGTAGAGATAAACAGGATTTTAATCAAGATTGGTGGCATCTATACATGCATGGTGGTGTGAGGGATCAACTTGCTTTAGCAGTTGCCTTACCATCTAAGTATGGAACTGCTCCATGTAGAGAATTTATTAATCAATTTTCTGACGCTGAACCTGAAGGTATTTGGTGGAAGATTCGTGCGGGTGACTATGAGTATTGCGAACCTAAAAATCCTGGTGAGTTTATAACCACACTGTCAAATATAACTAGACTGAATAAAACTATGAGGTACAGGGCGGCAAGAATATTAGAAACAAATGAGATAATTTTTGGTGATAGGTCAAAATATTTTCCTAAGAATGAGACCGATCATAACGACATCCCATACACAGAATTTATAGAGGTCTTAAATGGATTCTAAACTCATCATCTACACATGCATTACTAATGGGTATGATGAAATACCTAATGAACATTACTATGATCCTGATGTCCAGTATGTGTGTTTTACTGACGGTTCTGTAGAAGAGAAAGGTGCATGGGAGTTTAGAGAGATCCCAATAAAACATGATTGTCCATTGAGACTTTCATTATACCCAAAGATTATGCAACATAAAGTTTTTCCTTTAGGGTCTCAAGTAGTTTGGATTGATGGATGTTATATCATCACTAAGGAGTTCGTGGAATACAGTAAAAAAATTTTTGAGAATCATACTAGAGCTCATATAGTTCATCCCATGAAGTTCACATATTTTGAGGAGGTGACGGAAAGTTTTATTGCAGAATTCAATAGTCAAGAAGACATACTCAACATAACAAAACGTGTGAAAGAACTGGGATTTGATTTTAAAAAATATGTCAATCCAATGTGTGCGACATTTTGGAATACGGTCACAGAGGACACAGCAAAATTTAATGAGATGTGGTGGGAGTTGTCACAAATATCTACTCGGTGTGATCAAATTGGATTTGTAGTATCAAAATATTTTAATGATTTAAATTGGCGAGAGATAGAAGATATAAGTGACATAGGCACAAACTTTACATCATTGGATCACCGTAAAGGTGAGACAGTAAGAGGTAACGTAGGAAGAATTAAGAAGCACCCTAAAAATGGTGACCCAGATCAATGGACGAGAATCAATGAGATGATCGCAGAGGTCTCAAAATTGACAGGGTTAACAAAATGGTTTTACAATAATCATTGGAAAGATCCAAGAAATATCAGAGAATTTCGGGAGGCAAAATCATGATAATCTACACATGTATTACTAATGGATATGATGTAATACCTGATGAGCATTACTATGACCCGGATGTTCAGTATGTTTGTTTTACAGATGGCACTGTAGAGAAGAAGGGAGCATGGGAGTTCCGTGATATCCTTGCTAATCATGATTGTCCTCGTAGACTATCTGCCCACCCTAAAATCAATCCCCATTTGTATTTTCCGCAGGGATCTAAAACTGTATGGATTGATGGTTGTTATGTAATGACAGAAAAATTTGTTGAAGAGTCAAGAAAGTTGCTTGACAATTGTGATTTTACTATAATGCGTCACTGTGAGAGATTTACATATCTTGATGAGGTGCTAGAGGGATTCCTTGCATCAATGAACACCTGGGATGACCAAATTTTAATTACTAAAACGATTAAAGACTTGGGATATAATTTTAAAGAGTACATTTCTCCTGTTCTTGGATCTATTTGGCGCACAGTTACAGAAGATCTTGTAGAATTTGACGAGTTGTGGTGGAAGTATTCTTTGATCGGACCCAACCGAGATCAAATATCATTTGACACTGCTAGACAACTCACATCCATGCCGATGGAGGTGGTAGAAGATGGTTGGTTGTCAAGGGAAAGAGATGTTTATGGTAGAAGACTTCATGGTACACTGGGAGTCACCTTTGGGTATCAAGGTAAAGCATCTAGAAAAAAATTACATCCTCAGGCAGGTCACGACAAACAATACCTAGAACGTGATAAACTTCTTAAAGAACTTAAGAAACTTACAGGACTTCATCCACACCTATACGCTAAGCATGACCACACTGCTTTCGTGGAGCGTAACGTAATCAATCCATACCTACCCAAGTCTTGATCTTGACAAAACGGTCATGATGTGTTAATATAAATACATGAACAGGTGAGGGAATCCTCACCTTTTTTGTCGCCTCACCGAGACTAAACAGCGACATTAAATAACAGTCTCTCATACCAACCCTGGAGGGTAGGGTTGGAATACTATAACTGGTGTTCCCCGCACTCATACATAACC